GGGTGTTTGTTGATAACCAGAAGCGTCAGAAGTTCGACGCAATAACGGCACCACATGAGGCGGCGCTTATCTCGATGGGTGTCATAGAGAAAGCGGAGCGAGCAGCGCGTGATGAGGGGCCAGAGTGCCCCTCTATTTTTATCGGCACCTTTGATAAGTATCGTGAGATTAAATTCATCAAGAGAGAAACTGATCTGGAAGTTAAAATGTTCTCTCGTGATATGCTTACCTGGACTGATTTAATTCACTACCAGCAGGCAACAGGACAGAAGATCAGCGTGCTTGAAGCAGAGCTGATTATGGGCATAGATGGCGTATTCGAAGGCAAAGACGATGCCTGATGAGGGTTAATAAATGGCTGATACAGCTTCGCTAATAGTAAGGGTAAAGGCTGAAGGTGCTGAGCAGGCAGCAGACCAACTTGATGACTTATCCGCCGCATCCGCAATGGCAGAAGGTCAGGCTGCTGCATATGCCAGGGCGCAAGCCAAAGCGGCGGCGGAAACCAAGAAAAGCGTTCCAGCAGTTAAAGGCTTATCCGATATTACCGAGCAATTGGGTAATAAAATTGCCGTATTGAGAGAGGCTCAAGAGAATGGAGCGCGCTCTGCTGCGATTCTTGCTGCTCAGCTAAAGGCTGGGGCCAACGCCTCATCAGAAGAAATTTCCAGGATTGGCGAGCTGACCGGCAAGCTTTATGATCTGAGTAATGGGAATAAACAAGCAGCAGCCAATCAAGATAACTTCAGGAAGGGTGCGCAAAGAACTGGCACTCAAGTTCAGGCTGTTGGTTATCAGGTTCAAGACTTGGTTGTCCAGCTTCAAGGTGGAACCTCTGCATTTGTCGCCATTGGTCAGCAGGGTTCTCAGCTGGCTGGTGCTTTTGGCCCAGGTGGCGCAGTTCTTGGTGCGGTAATCGCCTTGGCATCTGCCGTTGGTGGCGTTCTTTATAAAGCATTCACCGACACCGGAGCCAGCGCTAAGGATTTGGAGAAAGGTGCCAATGAACTTGCCAAGTCATTCCAAACAACCAAGACAGGAACAATAGAGTTCTCAGATGCTTTGATACAGCTGAGTCAAAACGGTGATGCTGCATATGGCAGCATGGTAAAGCTGATTGGCCTTCAAGCATCACAGCAGGTTGACAGGTCTACCACTGCCATAAAGGAGCAAAGCAAAGAACTTCTCGGTAATAGCGTTGCCGCTCAGACAAGCATATCAACACTTGATGAGCTGATATCGCGCAACGTAGACGTGGCCAGTACCCTGGATAATATAAACGTTGTCACTGATGCTGGCAGCGCCAAATACGGCAACCTTGCGGCATCTGTAAGAGAGGTTGCTGACACTTATGGAATAGGCACCAAAGAAGTAACCGATATGCTGGTAGCGCAGCGCCAGTTCAATGCTGAGCCAACGGCAGAGAATGCTCAAAAAATAGCAGATGCGACAACAAGAGCTGCAGCAGCAGCAACTGAAAACAAAAAAGAGATATTAGACCAGGCAGAGGCTGCGCAGAAAAATGCGCTGGCACTTGAGCAGGCAAGGAAGCAGCAAGACTTAGTAACAGAGTCTCAAAAGAGAATGGGCGCTGCCACTAACTCAACCACGAAGAAAATAAACGAGCAGAATGATGCAATAGTTAGATCTGCTCAGATAGCAAATCTTGGTGAGAGAGAAAGAGTCAAGGCAATGGCTGATGCAGATAAGGAGGCATTTGCTAAACGAGAAGGAGTAACAGCAGAGCAAATAGCGGCATATAACGCAGCCAAGAATAAAGAGGCTGAGCAAGACATTGCGCGCATTGATAAGACAGAAAAAGATAAAAATGATCGCATAAGTAAAGCAGCTGATAATCGTGCAGAAGCACAAGCCAAGAGAGACGCCAACGCAGCAGCGGCGCAGAAGAAGGCTGCTGAAACGTTCCTCGCCACCATTGACCGCCAAAGCGGTGATGAGATTGCGAGAATTAACACGACTGAGAAGCAAAAACTAGACAAGCTGGCTGAGTTCCAGCAGCAGGGTGCGATCAGCGCGCAGCAGTTTGAGGACACTAAAACACAGATACAGCTTGACGCTGAAACAGCCAGGCAGGAAGAGTTAACTAAGCGCAAAGAAGAGCAGGCCAAGAAAGAAGGGAAGCACGATCAGTTTATCGCTGACATGGAGGCTATTAACGCCACTGAGCTTGAGCTGATAGATGTTCAGCAAAAGGCCAAGGAAGATAAAGCGAAAGAATTCCGCGATCGTGGAATTATCAACGAGGAAGAATACCAGGCGTCACTGGCCGCAATCGCCAAAGGCGCGGATAAGAAGCGGGTTAAATCTTACTCTGACATGCTTGGGCAAACCACGGATGACCTTAAAACGGCGCTTGGTGAAGGCAACGCAATGTACAAGGCGTTCGCCATTGCCAACGCCATTATGCAAACTTACGTGGCCGCTAACGCCGCGTATCAGTCTGCTGCTGCAATACCGATTGTCGGCTGGGTGGCTGGCCCAATCGCCGCCGCCGCTGCTGTTGCTGCTGGTTTGGCTAACGTTGGCAAGATTAGGTCTGCACGTGAGCAGGGTGGTAACTTATCCGCCGGACAGGCATCAACGATTGCCGAACGTAATAAGGCAGAAGTTATCGTACCTGCCAGCGCTTCACGCGTGAGAACTGCTCAGCAGATGCGCCAGATCATGGGCGAGAATTCAGCCAACAAGAGCGGCAGCGACAGCGTGGTCATTGTAAACAACACAACCGGGCGCGTCGATAGTGCTAGAACAGAGCGCGACGACGAAGGGCGTTTGCGTGTTATTATTGATGAGCACGTATCAAGCGCGATGCAGGATAGCAACTCAAACATTTCTAAATCTCGTCGGGCGACGAGAGGACTGCCGGGGTTCTGATAATGAGTGATCTGCGTTTTCCGGCTGCATTGCGGCCGATAGTAAATAAAGGCTACTCGCAAGTGCGAGGGTCGAATATTTATCGCAACGAAGTTCAGGGTGGACTGCCTCGACAAGGGCGTGACACCTACTTTGAACCAGTGCCAATAAGTGTAACTCTGGTTGTCTCTTCGCTTGGTAGGCAGGCTTTCTACAGTTTCTTAACCAAGATACATGCGGGTGCTGATTCGTTTGTAATGGTTCACGACACCGGTTATGGTCTGGCAGACCATCAGGTAATGATCACCAGCACCATCAATGACAATACCGATGATGGCAAAAACTGGGTTATCTCATTTACAGCGACAGCGGAACGAACGGCGATTCAGGAAGAGAACTGTCTGACTGAGAATCTGCCAGATCTGTTTGGTTGCTATGGCGACCAGTTAGGATGTTTCTTAGCTGCCTACGGGATTGCACAAACGACATTCCCGCGCATATGGGACCCAATGCAATGATTTTCATGTACCGTCTATCAATCTATATTCCAGACTCGGTTAAGAGTGATGCATGGCTTCTGTGGGATAGGAAATACACATGGACTAACTGCAAGGTTGTGTATGTGGATTTTGAGCGTGCTTATGATGCATTAAGATTACATGATCACACCCATGCTCTATTGCAATCAATGAGGTTCAAGGCATGAGCGAATCCAGCGTAATCGCAGCCTACAAACTAAAGCTCGCCAGCAATCCAGAGGGTGAGATTGATTTCATCACGGTTGAAATAACTCACCCTCTGCTTACTAAGAGATATTTGATCGTGCGTGGCAATGAGCCACTTACCGCGACGCTGGAAACTGGCGAGGTGGTAGAGTTTGAACCGTCGCCAATGGAAGCCAAGGACGCAGCAAACAATAACGACATGGATCAGCAGGCAAGCTTCACGCTTCCTGATGTAGGAAATATCTTAGATGACGAAATGGCGCGCATCCCATATGGCTCTACGGAATACCCTGTTTTCACATTCCGTGGTTTTGTCAGCACAGATTTGAGTTACCCATGTAAAGGACCGGTGTCCTATGACCTGCAATCACTATCACAGGACAAAGGTGTATTTACCGCTGACGTTGGAGTCACGCGCCTAAATCAGCGCTCTACAGGCCTGCTGATGACGCCTAGCGAAATACCGATACTTAGGGGCGTATTGTCATGAATATCAGCGCCTATACCGGATTGGCTTACGATTTCAGGAGTAGGAATTGCTGGCATCATGTAAGGAATGTCAGAAAGGATGCGGGGATTGAAACCCCAGCCTTTGACGTAGTATCACCTGTCGGGATTAACGCTGCGTTTTCCGATGCTCACAATGAACCTAAAGGCCTTGTTCAAGTAGAGTCACCATCAAACTATGATGCCGTACTAATGGGTATAAAAAGCGCAGATCGAATCGTATGGCATGCTGGAGTATACTTTGATGGGATGGTTAGCCATTGTGATCGTCTTTCAAGGCAGGTTAGGCTGGACTTGCTGACAGACTTAAAACAACAATACTCGGAGATAGAATTTTGGCGATAGTTACTCATTTGGTGAGAAACGATTCTGGCGGTTATGACCAGAAATCATACTCTGGTGCGCCAATGGATTTTGTCGTCAAAAAAATTCCCAATGGCGTTCCGTTCAAAGTTTATATCAATGAGATAGGCGCTGACAATGAAGTGACTGAGGATTTTGATTCCCTGCAAAAGGATGCTGAGTTCTTCATCGTTGAAGGTGCTGGGGGTGGCGGTGGGTTTGTTGGCAAGCTTCTTGACCCACTGGGAGTTACCAAGTTCATTCTAAAGCTAATTAGCCCGCAGTCTGCGGCAACTGCAAGCCTGGCAAACCAACAAGGCGAAAGCCCAAACAACAGCCTTACTGACAGGACGAATAAGCCGCGCCCATATGAACGCAGCTATGACATCTGCGGAACGGTTCAGAGTATTCCCAATAATTTGATGACCGTTTATCAGCTTTATAACTCTGCCGGTAAAACGGTTGAATACGGTTACTACGATGTAGGTCGTGGTGAGTTAGACACGCCAGCATCAGGCATCACCGATGGCGATACTTTGATGAGCGAGATATCTGGATCATCTGCGGCAGTTTATCGCCCATTCACTACGCCAAACAACTCAGCCCCATCAGTGATGGTTGGTGAGCCGATAACCGAAGGACTTTATATTACCGCCACCTCAAATGAGGTTGACGGAGAGACGCTTAAGGCCCCAAACGAACTGTCAGCAAATGTTGGTGATGTGTCTACAGTATCAGCCTCTGGCATGGTTGGAACCATAACTGATCCTTCAGGTGACTCAGAATTCAACACTTACATTAAGGTTGGTGACATAGCCAAGCTTAATGATATCTATGTTACTGGGCTGGCTACGCTTAGCGGGTTTTATCCAGTGTTATCGGTTAGCTCTGTAGACATAACATTAGACATCAGTGGCAACCCTACAGAGTGGGGGTATTTAGGCGCGACGACACACGCAATCGAACCTGGTGCCAATGCTACTATTGGCCCGCAGAACACTGTTGAGGCCAGTTTTACTTCATGGGTGACGATAAACAGAATCAAGCCAGAGCGCTTGGTGGTTAATATCGGCGCAGAAAATGGCATGTATGCAGATTATGGAGAGGGGAAGATAAGCTGGGCAACTGAAGCAGAAGTTCAATATCAGCTTATCGATGATGCCAACGTTCCTTATGGGCCTACATACTCTCAGCAAGGAGCGGTTGCAGGAAGAACATCTGATGAGACTGGCACCAGCATCTTCATAAACCTGCCATTATCATCAGCAGTGCGGGTAAGGGTTAGGCGGGTTACTGAAAAGAACTTTTCCTTTGAGGGAACCATTGTTGATGAAATTAAATACAACAACCTATATGGGCAGATCAGAGATTTTACGCCGCACTATGGAAATAGAACTACCGTGCACACCGCGCGCAGACAGACAGCAAGAGCTACGTCGATAAAATCCCCACAGTTGAAAATGATTGTTACTGAGAAGGTCTATAAATATCTCGGCGGTGGTGTGTTTGATACGGCCATGACAAACAACATGCAGGCAATTCAGTCATTGATTCGCCTTCTTCGTGATCCTATTGTTGGTGGATTATCACTTACAAATAGCAATATGGACAGGTTGCTGGCAATACAGACTGAAGTGGAGAATTACTTTGGAACACCGCTTGCCGGGCAATTCTGTTACACATTTGACTCATATGACACAACTGCTCAGGATATAATTAACACTATTGCAGATGCCATTTTCTGCAATCCATATCGTGAAGGGCATGCAGTTCTTTTTGATATGGATAGGCCTAGAATCGGCCCAGAGATGGTTTTCACGCATCGTAGCAAAGCGCCTAATGGTGAGAAGTGGACAAGAAACTTCAATGACAAAAGTGCTTTAGATTCATTAAAGTTCAGCTATATAGACCCGATGACGAACATCAAAGAGACTATTACCATTCCTGCCGATGGCGGAGTGAAAACTGAGACTTATGATTCTAAGGGTGTTAGAAATTATCAGCAGGCATATTGGCTTGCTTATCGCCGGTTCCAGCGCAACTCTCTGAACAGGGTTGCCGTGCAGTTTACCTCAATGGAAGAGGGTGTATTTGCTCGCCCTGGACGCGCAATTAGCGTCGTTAAAGGATCTCGCGTTTCACCTTATGATGGTTATGTAGTTGCTGTTGATGGCTTGACGTTGACTCTATCGCAGAACGTAGATTTCACCCCTGGTGATGACCACTCAATCATTCTCAAGAAAAGGGATGGTTCAGTACAAAGTGTTGGCGTGGTGGCTGGATCTACTAATCGAACCGTCGTCATGACATCGGCACCCGAAGAAGCTATCTATGTTGGTAATAGTGCATTGAAGACTGAATTTTCATTTGGCAATGAAGAAAGGCATAATGCACAAATGATGATTGTCAGCACTATAGAGCCTGGAGACGATAGAACGGTGAAGATCACTTGCTATAACTATACTGACGATTATTACCTATACGACGGCGTATCCCCATTCGGCAGCGCATTCAGTAACGGTTTTGATACCGGATTTTCTTAAGAGGACACTACTATGTCAAGCGGATGCGGCGATGTTCTATCGCTAGAAGATTTGAAAACAGCCAAGAAACATCAACTTTTTGAGGCTGAAGTTATCACTGGTAGACAGGGCGGCACAATGGCGGGACCCGCCATTGACTTCGCTACTAACTCAGTAACTGGGCAAGTTCAGAAAACAATGCCTGCAATCTTGCGTGATATTGGATATACACCTGCATCTTTCGATTTCGATACTGGTGGCACCATTGCAGTTGACGAGAGAAATGTTGCCGTCCTATGGCCTTTGCCAGGTGGTGACGGTGACTGGTACTATTGGGAGGGGGTGCTACCAAAGGTTATTCCTGCCGCATCAACTCCAAATTCTACTGGCGGGATTAGTAATGGCGCTTGGCGTCCAGTTGGTGATATCACATTACGCACTCAACTAATCAACGCATATGGTTCAGGGTTGGTTAGTAATGTGTTTAACCAATTTGAAACTACATCAGAGATCAAAAGTATCGCAGTCGCATCCACGGTTAATGCTATCCACACTCGCAAATATGCGACTGGTAGCACTTCGCTGGTCGATAGCGTGATCATCCGTGATGCCGCAGAAAACAACGCACTTAAAGCCGGCACCGACTGGAATGTTAATGGCGTAATCAACGGGAAAGCCCTTATCTTCGACATGAATGGGATTGCATTTCGGCTTTTCCCGGTAGATGGCTACGTTACGATAGAAGCACTCGGAGGCGGAGAGGGAACGGATGACGCCGCGCGTATGGAGATCGCGCAGCAAGTATCAAGCGCACCAGTCCGCGTTGTGCGTGAAAAAACATACTTTTTCAGCCGCCCGGTAAAACATTCTGGCTGCAAAGGATGGATTGGCAGCAATACCACGTTTAAATCCTCCGCCACTGCCGGACGATACCCATTCATTTCGTCGCCGCAGACAGCGACGGGTGCCGCTAACGACACGGTAAATGGCACCTCTGGCGTGGCTAACGCGCTATTCCAGGGTCTGATAATCGATACCAACTACACCGATATTTCAGGCGCCATTGGTTTTAGTTTCGCTGAAAACACATTGCAATCATGGACGGATTGCGTATTCCGTGACGTTACTTTCACGAATAGTAAATTCGATAACTTGGCGATGCAAAATACATGCTTGCGCCTGACATTCGAAAATTGCTCGTTCCTAAATGCTGGAGAAGATTCCGTTACGATACGTAAAACGTGTGAATTTATCCGATTCATAGGCTGCCGTGTTATTAAAACGGCTATCGTTGAGAAATCTGGAGGCGTTTTCTTTGGTGATGGAATTGTTGTTAAAGGGAAATTCGTAATAATTCATCAATGTAATTTCCAGGATGTAGGCAATGGCATTAAAGGTGCTGCGATTGCCAATAACGCCGAAGACACGGATACCGTATTCCAGGCAAGCTATGGCGTGTTTACAGGGAATACCTGTGTAAGCTGCTACGGTGGCATAGGCGCTGGCACAGTAGACCCGGTTAAAATTGCTGCTGGATTGCTTATCGAGGGTATCACCTGCGACAATAATATCTTTATAAACACCGCGGCCAACGCCGTCGGTTTCCGGTATGTGCGAGACCTAAACTTCGGCAGCTGCAAAATCATCGGCCAGAACCTGGGCAACTATCATGCCGTAGAGTTGATTAACGTCATTAACTGCCATGGTGAATTTGATGTTCGTACCGCAAACGGAGGAGCAATTACGGTTAATAACTGCACAGGCTTCGCTAAAATAAACGCGTTCGACGTTAGCAAAACATCAACGTTAAACTCTGTGGTGCTATCCACCTGCAACGGTTTCAGCATTGATGCTGCGATCGACACCTCAGGACGTACCGGCCTGTCGTTATCCGCCGTGTCTAACGGGTCGATCAAGTTCTATGGCAAAGGGATTGCACAGCAAGGTGCGGCGTTAGACTCAGTATCACGCTGCCATTGTGAGATTCAGATTACGCAGTCTGGACATAACGGGACCACCATTACTTCGGCCAACGACTGCAATCTTGATCTTACGGTATTTGACGCAGGGACTTCCGCAAATAACATATATTCGTCTGTCAGGTTCATCGCAGGAAGTAGAAACAGGTTTAAGCTTATTTCTTCATCTGGAAACGCCAATAAGCCAGCATATGATTTTGTTGCTGAGTCAAGTGTGTCAGGAACATCTGCATATCTGATAATGTCTGCCGGTGTAACTGGCAAAAAACAAATAGCATCTGGTGCTGGAATAACAGTAATTGAGGAAATAGTTTAACAACAAAGGGCCGAAAGGCCCTTTTTAATTATGATTACTTGCATTTACAAAACATCTTATCAAGATGACTATTTTCATTAACGCTTGGGAAACTGTTCCTGCTAAGTAACTCTTGCTTTGTTGGCTGTTTATATCCTGACTTGTTTCCAGCGCACAGCTCGCGTGCGCCCATAGATGTGTAGCGTTGCAGTGCGTATTCGGTATCAAGGTTCATGGTGTTCTCCTTACTTCTGTGATGCGATCATGTCTAACTGTCGACGCAACATTTTCAGCGCGCCTTCAGGAAATGGCTGTTTGCAAAGCCCATCAAATATTGAGATGTTTTTTGCATTGGTCATTCTTTTCTTTATTGCTGACCAGCTCGCACGAATTGTGGCATTTACTGGCCTTCGATCTGCTGATGCCATCTTTGCTGCTATCTCGATGGTCATCAAGCAGTCGTAGTATTCATCGAAGTTATAATCACTGGTCATCATACTTACTCTTCACGGCTGCAATTGCTATCTTCTCAGAAATGTCATAAGAGATTGTGCTGATGAATTCTTGGAAGTCGCAATCATTATCAAATAGGTCACTAATAACTTTATTGCACCCATAGTCGTGGCTTAATTTTGACTGAAGGTTAAGAACAAGAAACCTTGAGAATGCTGAATGGGTAAGTGATTCAGATAGCCACTCAGCAAGATCGCTTGTTTCTTTATCTATCGCGTTAACATATTCAATGTTATTGCCCATTACCACGCCCTCCGCGCGACACACATGATGTAATGAATGTGGCTGTAGCATTACGTGGAGTCATATTCTGAATGACTTCTTGCGCATTAACGCATGCCTTCTTGCTGTAGAATACGGTAGGCGGTTCAATTTTCGTGCCGCCGTTGGCGTAAACAACCATTATTAACATTAGCCATTGCATATGAATTTCCTCTCGCAAGCAATACAGCCTTTTGTGAAAATTGAATGCCACAAGCAGCCACCAAAATCATCTTCGAGTTTATAAATAATCATGGCTTCACCACTTAACAACAATCATGCGCAACACTGACGCATCGACAGACTTACCCGATGGAACGCCACAAGCATCACGTGCTGCGTTCATCGCTTCTTTCCACATCTCGCCATCACTGAGAAACTTTGCAATGACGAGCTTGTTTTGTGCTGTGCGTAGTGCGAGTTGGTTAATCATTTCACATCCTTATTAATTAGAGTCATAACGGTTTCTTTCGATGGGTGTCTGTAATTAACCAATTCATCTGGCATCTTCATGAATTTGTTTGCTTCATCCTTTACGGTGACAAAGCATGAGTGGACGCCAAAGGCAGATGTATTTATAGTTTCATCATATTCATTAAGTAATTCTGCCATTTTTTCTTTCCACTCTATTGGCATTTCCTGCATGGCAACGCGAGGAAGAACCAAGAATGCTGAGTAAGAAATACCAAACCATAAATGTAGGTCTTTTCGATCGAATGAGTTCATCGCCTTTACCTTTTTTATTGATGCAGCACCGCGCTGCCTCATGTGATTAACTATACCTTATTCTGCCTTATTTGCAACTTTTTTGTTTATATATTTGCGCAATCTGCTATTCGCCTCCATGCGAGCAAAGCCAGCCTTCTGGTATTCGATGTCATGACCGTCTTCTGCTGCCTGATATGCCCTGCCATAAGCCGATGCCACTTGCGCGCGCTCGGACACTCCCAGCAATGAGAGCTGGGAGTCAATCCATGCTGCATCGTCTTTGTGGTAACGTAACGGCATCGCTCCGGTTATTTTTTGTTGGCCGTATGCCATGATCGCACAGCCTCCATTGCACCAATGGCCCCAAGAGCAACTACGGCATAACCACCAAGCACATGCGCGGAACTAAGATATGAAACCTGTTTAGAACTGATTGTTGATAGTGTATGGTCGCGCCGCTTAAGCTCGATAACGATCGGCGGAGAACATGGGATAATGATGTCACTAGCGCCGGTGTTCATGCCTTCCTGTTGCTGCTTGTAACCCTGGTACTTGCTGCGCTTACCTTCGTTGCGGATATGAGTTGCTATTGCCGCCAGGGTTGGATATTCCTTCTCCAGCAGTCGGAAGAATCCGATAAGCTCAGCCGTCTCTGTAGCGCAATCACCACGGAAATTGATATCGCCAAATACCGGTATGTAGTTTGGGATTTGTTTGAGGTTCATTTTTTCTCCTTAAACTCGCAAATTATATCACCATCATTTGGCATCACTGGTCGCCATATCTCCATGCCACATTTCCGGCATATGAAGTGCGCGCCATTGCAGCGGATTAATAGCGTCTCGAACTTATGGCCTGCAATAAGGCACCTGATTGTCGTCATGGGTGACAGGTTCATGCTGATTCCTTCTCGCTGTAATGCACGCCTTTAATCTCGAAATGCGCATAGCCATTCCGCTCTGTCTTACGAATCGTTATCTCTCGCGGCGAG